TCTTGTACCTTCAAGTCAACAACATTCAAAGACGCAAACGCATCAACCATAGCTGCGCCAGAACCCGCTCCATCTGAGTAGATAGCCTTGGTGTCTCCAGCTGGTATAGTAATACCAGTAACACTGCCTTGCTTGATAATAATATTTTGTGATCCAGTGGTTGCATTCTCTATAAACCAGAGCTTTTTAATGTCATTTGGGCCTATAGTGATAGTGCAAGCGCTGTCAAGAGTTCCAGTGTATTTAAGAAATATACTCCTGCCAGGATCAGTACTGCCATCGGCAATAGTAGTAGTGTGAGTATCCGCATTAGTGGTTATCGCCTCTGTACCAAACCCAAAAGCCTCTGCAATTAATTCCAGGTTAGTATTTGTACTTGTGCCCCACGTACCTGATTCGTCACCTGTGGCGATTTCTTTTAAACGAAGATCATTATCGTAAGTTGCCATGTTAAGCTACCTCTTCCCAATCAGGGGTTTGACTATCTGATACCACAGACCAACTAGGTGTTTGACTGTCTGTAATATTACTCCAATTCGGTGTTTGAGAATCATCTACTGTCCCCCAAACTGTGACTTGTTTTGTTTCTGCTGTTCCTTCGACTCCTGTCGGGGTGACAAGTGCTGAGCCAGCAACCGTAACCGTTCCGACAGCCCCTGTGCCGCTAACACCTGTTGGGGAAGCAATGATTCCAACCGCGATCGTAACCGAGCCAACGGATCCAATGCCAGAAACACCAGTAACACTAGCGTTCGCATCACTGGATACAGTAACCGTTCCGACAGCACTCGTACCGCTGACGCCAGTAACCGAGACATCGACGCCCGTACCTTCGACGATAGTGACGGAGCCGACCGAACCCGTTGCTGAAACTCCTGTGACAGAAACGTTTGCGGTTCCAGTGGCGGTGACAGAACCAACACTACCTGTGCCGGAAACGCCTGTGACACTGACGTTCGCATCCGCTGAAACCGTGACCGAACCGACTGACCCTGTTGCCGAAACACCTGTAGTAGAGACATTAGCATCTGCCGAGACTGTGACAGACCCAACCGAGCCTGTTCCCGCAACACCTGTAACCGTGACGTTAGCATCTGCCGAGACTGTGACAGACCCAACCGAGCCTGTTCCCGCAACACCTGTAACCTCGACAGGTATTGGTTCGCCCCACTCACCTTGGCCCCAAGTGCCTCTACCCCAGCCAGTAACATTCGCCACACGTTAGATCCTATGCGATGCGAATAATCGCGTTAGAAGCATCAGCAGTTGGGAACTGAACAGTAAAATCTCCAGAGCTAGAAGTTTTATCCCCACCAAAATCTAAAGCACATACTGCTGGGTCACCACTAGCTGAGTCATTAAAAATTAAACAACCACGTGCTGTGATTGAACTACTGCCGAAAGTTAAATCAGAAAAATCTGTCAAAGCAGTTGTTCCAGAATTACTAGGGTCTACACGAGTTAGAGCTTCTCCTTTCGCAGTATACCCAGTACCAGATACTTCGTTAGAAGTAGTGTACGCTGTAGTGCTGGCTCCTAAAGAAGCAGAGCTAGTATATAGAGCAAGGTTAAATGTACTGCCCCCTGAGTTTTTAAAATTATGAACAGCTTCTAAAATCTCTTTTTTAAAAGTTGTACACATCGCGGTCGTAATAGCCATTACAGTCTCCTTAATATGTCAGCCATATCTTTATGGCCTTGGTTTTCTAATTCAGCAATTAGAGTAGTTCTGTCACTTTTTACTGCTTCAGCTAAATAAAAAGCAACCACATTCTTAACATCCTCTTTAAATGCTTCTGCTTGTTGGGCTATTAAAGGATGACAATTTCCCCCAACACTAACAATTCTATCTGCAGCAGAATCAGCCCAAAACTCTATAGAGTGTCCTTTATTTTCTGTTGTCGTAACAACAACGCTGCCAACTTCAACTAACACCTTGTTTAACCCTTAGCAATATCATAACGATACTCGTCTCTTGAACCGTAACCCTGCCCTAGATTCTTTAAGCTGTTAATTGCTTGTATAAACCTTTGTTCGTATTGAGCAACTTCTTCAGGAACTTTTAAGAAAGTAGCTGCTTCTACTAATGTTCCGTATAAAAGAGCGTCAGGAGCATTCAAAGACAGCCACGTTGTTTCTGTCCCCGAAGTGGTTGTTAGTGAAGCTGGGCGATACTTATAGTGCAATTCAAAAGAATAATTTTGATCTGGTGTTGGAGCCAACATAAAAGTATTATCATCAAAAAGAGCGTAATACTTTGGCGTTCCTGTAGTTGCAGGATTCGGAGTAAAATCTCTAATAAAACTAACATGCTTAAACAACAGATAGCTATAAACGCTACTAGAAATTACAGCCAAACTATATGGGGCTAAGAAATCAGTTGGGGTACTTAGATATGTATTACTGCTGGCTGCAGAACCTGTTACATTTTTTCTAAAAACAGGAAGCTCAACGTTCTTAAGAATTCTTTCTTCAGACTCTTTTATAAACGTGTCTAAGTCTGCAACAAAAGTTGTTTCCGCAGTTTCGCAATAATCTTGAACAGTAGATTTTAGAGTAGCTAATGTAAAACTCATGAGATCACCACTGTAACAGTTCCTATTTCACCTGTGCCAAATACCCCATCGAACTTAGTTCCAATCGGATCTACGAGAGATAAAGGCTGTCCTCCAACATTAACACCACTATCTGTAGTGTTGCTAGGCCCAGTCGTTCTAACTACACCAAGCTGAGACTGTGGAAGAGGGACTTCTGGTCGAGCTTGTCTTAATGCTTCTGGGTCGGTAGCTTGTCTAGGAGGCTCTAATTGAGGATGCTTAGGTTCAAAACATTCTGGGCAAACTTTAAACCCTGTCCATTCCATACGGAGATTTAGATATCTAACTCTAAACCCACAACGATCACAAACGCCGTAAGAGTGTTTACCTAATGCGAAAGCCATTAGACATACGTCCGTCTAGGCACCAGCTGGAAAGCGTCGCTAGTGTCGTACCGTATAGCATTAACTAGGTTTTGTTCGTATAAAGGTTGTAACAACCCTGCTTTATCAGGATTCTTTTTCAACGCTAAATTAAAAGCTAAACCTGTTACTAAACAAGGCAAAAACCTACTAGGAAGGTCTACATCGTCTACAGAACCAGAAATATCTTGAATACGTTTCCATCTATACGAAACAAACTTATCTGTGGAATTTTCAGGAGCTGGCCAAACGAATAACTTCGGAGTAACCGTTCTCTCTAAATAATATTGAGTAGGTCTTGCTTGAGTATTTTTATTAGGTATATCTAAATACTCTCCTCTTTCAATACGATCTACTTGAAAATCTGTCTGCGTGCTATTGACCGTTCGTCTAATAACCGCATCTAAAATATCAATGTCATATTGATTAAGAGAATAGGAAGTAGTCCCCTGAACTAAATCAAGAGACACTTGCTCTACTTCCCAAAGTTGAACACCACGATTAGACCAATCGGCGAACATGATGTTCATAGACCGACGAGCGGTGACTCCATCATATCCTGTACGATATTCTAGTCCAGCTAGTTCGTAGGCTTCCTCAATCGCATCCGCTGCGGTTAAAGTAAAGGTTCTTGTTCCTGATGTCGCCATTATGCATAGTTCTTCAAGAGTTCTAAAACAATTACATAACTATCGTTTGAAGACGCGCCTATTGTAGTTAGTTTTAAATCACCAGTTTTACCGCTACCAGCTATATTTCTAAGACCACCGAATTCACTAAAATCCATATGGCCGTTACTGTTTTGCGCTAAACCTAGAGCTATTGCATTAGCAGTCGCTGCGAAAAGCAGTTGTACTTGCGTAAAACCGATAATCGAATGACTTACTTTTTCAATAAGCACACTACTACACGCAGTACCATCTTCTCTAGCAGCTAATGCGCTAACATCTACTTTAGTAATAGCATCCTCACCAGTGCCATCACTTAAGTTTGTTAATTGTATTACTGCTTTATGCGTACCATCAGAGAGAGTTGTTACAGTTACTGCATCAGCCATAAATCACCTCTTAGGATGCTACATCAAAGCCAGTTATTTCAATTAGAAAACGACCAGCCGTATAAGCTGCGTCACCCGTACCTTGGCTTACCAAGTACAAGAATTGATCAGCAGCGATATCTCCACCAGCAACCATTGTTCCAGCAGAAGCAGCTCCAGCGTTGATGATTTGCGTCTCAGTAAGATCGCCAATCGCAGTGTCGTTGACGCCAGTGCCTTCAGTTGCGGAAAACAGATCGATGTCTGTGCTACCACCTGCGGGTGTTTCTACGCAAGTCATAGTCACTCCAAACACGCTTCCTTGATTGGCAGCAGTAACTTGGCCGATAAAAGCAACCCCAGAACCATCCTTACCTATGATATCTCCAGCAGTGCCACCATCTTTTAGACCAGTTAGGTCAATCATAATTGTTGTTTTGACTATGTTTACATTAGTCGATGTATCGCTTTTAAAACGCTCTACTTGGGTAACGTAAACCGCTGCTGTACCTTCTATTCCAGCACTGCCAGTAGCTTCAACTGCCATTTTGGTGCCACTGGTTATAGTGATTGCACCAGTAGTAGTATTTTTTGATATGGTTTCAAAACCATTTTCTGAACGGACGGGGCCGTTAAACGTGGTGTTGGCCATGTAGATCTCCTGTCTTGGCTAGTGTCAGGTACGGGATGCACCTGTCAGGGATGGAGACTTTATACAGGAGAAAAAGAAAAGGGGCAACTAGTGCCCCTTTTGCTCGCGATATTACGCAGCTCCAGGAGAGCCGAAAATACCACGCCAGTCACTAAAGCCAAAGCTATAGCGTTCTCTGGCTTTATAACGAACATTACCAGTTTCGAAGTCACCTTCCATGCTGGTCGCAACAGGTGAACGCACAAAGTGCTTCAACCCGTTAGGTACGTCCGTGGTGAGGAAGAACGCATCAGTATCTGTTAGATAATGATTGACGGTGTATCCCTCAGGAACCATACCCATGTTGCGTAGTGCGTTAATATCGTTATCAGCCGTACCAACTCGTCCTGGGGTTTCCAGAAGACGATCTGCAACGAATTGCAAAGCGGTAGGGATAATCAGCTTACGGGCTTGAGCGTTGATCTTAAGACCTCGCTCATCTTCGAAAGCTGCGATATCGATCAAAGACTGCTCTAATGAGGTTTCGTTGAGGTCAGACGCAGTCGATAGTTCGTTGCGTTGGGCCTCATTACCTACAGTCGGGTGATCAGTTGCACACAGTTCTTTGCCATCGCCACCAAGGAAAGAAGAGCTAAACGCATTGTTCAATATGTTTGCGCCCTTAATATTTTTGGTGGTCATCATAGAACGAGCGAGTGCTCGCGTATAACGAGATGACAAGGTGTCATACAAATTATCTTCAATAGCTTCTTCAGTCAATGAGAAAGCTAAAGCGATAGTTTCATGTGAATACCGTGCAGTAAAAGATTCTTGTGCGGTGTCATAAGTAACACCAGAACCTTCAAACTTCACAGGAGCTTCACCGAAACCAGTCAACATCACCTCTTCTTCAAAAGCACGTTCTGAAGTTTCAGATTCGAAGATTTCTTCGTACTCAGCGTCGTAGCGATCATACTCTAGTCCGAAAAGAGCATGAAGGCCAGGAACCAGCTCTTTTACGAGTTGAGCTCTATTAATAGCCATTAGTTACTCTCCTTCGACTATACAGCGAATACGTTAGTTGGGAACGAAAAATACCCACGAGCGTTAGCACCAATGCTATTACTCGGGGAATCTACGAACCTATTCAACAACGCTATTCCGCTACTTGTTGTCGCTGTTACACCTTCTTTGGATCGGCCATTGTTAGTGCTGCCAGCGGTTGTTGAAATCGTATATTTAGCACCAATAAAACTTACGGCTGGAGTGCCGGCAGTAAATTGTGCTTCGTACACGATTGCAGGGTCGGTATATACATACGCTTCGACGTCTGCTGAACCCAGCGTAGCTGTTGAAGCAGGGAAGAACGTAGCATATGTAGGAGTACCGTCGGTTGCGGTATAGAAACAGCCAGCAAAAACTCCTGCTGGTGTGCCTGTCGCAGTGCCTTGGATCACGTACCCAGAAGATAGGTTTACAACGTCTCCGTTGAAGATAGCAGCAGAGGTGCCACTAGCAATACGCAACTTCTGAGGACGGATCGTACCACCGTAAAGGTGATAGGCTGGTGTGAACCCGTTAGGGGCATCAGTATTAGCCATGATTTAATCCTCTAAGGAAAATGATGAATTAATCCGTAGCCTTTGGTCGGCTTCCGAATTCCACTTTTGTGCTTCTCCTCATATCGCTCTGTCGGAGCGGCATTCTTGGATCAGCTTCTCGCATCAAATCATTATCGACACCGCTGAGTTGTTCCGCAGTCTTACTAGTATAGTAATGATTGCGTTCTGCAACGGTTTCTTCAGGAATTTTAGCGAGAATTAGACCACCAACACCTATTACACCAGCGTGTTTTCCGTCCTCAATAGTAGGAGCATCAAAATCAGGATGATCTTCTGCTCTTACTGGCTCGAATCCTTCACGAATACGTTTAGACATATTCGCTCTGTCATCGTGCCCTCGAACTTCTGCACGAACCCACCTGTGCTTATAGCCAGCGGGGGCTTCGGGAGCGTCTAACATAGATGGCGGTTGCCATGGTTTACGGCGAGAGTTCTTTTCTCGGGTTTCAGCAGATCTGGAGGTACGATCTGTCATTTTCATCTCCTATACAAATTTTGCGTACTCTTCAAGAGGCACACCGATTCTTTTAGCTATTGCTACCTGTGACGGTGTGAGCTTCACATTGCGTGCTCCTTTTTTAACAGCACCAGCACCTCGGCTAGATCCTGCTACAGAAGACTGCACGTTCTTTTTCCCTTCGGGAAACTTGTTCGGAAAAAGTTCTCTAATTTCACTGTCTACCCTTTCGTAGTAGTAATTAGAACTAGGGGGAACTCCCTCCTTCAATAATTTTTGATGAATACCCATAGCTGCATAGGTCATTCCATCATCTTCACCAAACCAAGCATTTTCTGAAGCCCATCTTTCCGCACGAGGATCAGGGGCAGCTGGTTGTACATTAGTTGCTTGTTGTTGAACAGGCTGAGTCTGTTGAACCCTAGACTGAACAGACTTTTGCTTTGCAACTAATCTTTCGGCATTTTGCGCTTCTAAGGAAGTTTTAGCAACTGCTTCAGTAGCCAAAGCAATAGCCTCTGCGTCACCAAGTTCTTGAGCTTCTTTTAAAGCTCGTCTAGCACGTTCTTTATCAGAAGCAATACGAGCTGAGTATTCCGCTACCAATGTTTCATCTGAAGACTGTAGCTTACTTTGTAAGCTATTAGTCTGTTCAGACATCTTTCTAGCATACTGAACAGCTTCGTCGCGTTGGCGTTCTGCTTCCCGCATACGGTAAGTCAACTTATCTATACGCTTTTTAACACCGTCGCTGTATTCTTCTAACTCATCAGTCTGAGGAGCTTCAACTTCAGTTTCACTCGTATCGAAGTCTCGTTGTGATTCTTGCAACACATCCGCTTCACGAGGATCTACTTCTTCATCAGGAAGTTCTAATTCAATTTCTTGAGACTCAGCCATTTAAATCACCTTATTGCAGAATATCTTCTGGGTTGTTTACAGTAGCTAAAATTTCATCATCGTTTAAAAGACGCATATCGCCTCCTTCGATGTTAAACCTAGCTCCTGCATAGCGACCGAAAATTACCCAATCACCCTCTTTACACCATGGGCCTTCAGGAAATTTATCAGAGTCGGAATATGCATCTGGGCCTTGTTTGACCACAAGACCTACGATTGTAGCTATACGCTCTTTATCAAGAGTTTGTTTAGCCATAAGAATGCCGCCTTTTGTTTTCTCTGGAGGAGAAAACGGGAGAATCAACATCCGATACCCCGTAGGGTTCGGTAGTTTGTCTGCGTGAGAATCTAAATTCTCAGGAGTAAGAGACTCCTTCGGAGGATCTAACGGCGTATCAGATCCAAAATTTAGTACACGATCAGGGGTAGTCCCTGTTTCAAGCTCAGTCGTCTTCGACATCTTCCATCCTTCCATGCAGGGCGGTTATTTCTTGTTCAGTAAAATTAAGCCCTGAAATTTCTCCAACTATTCGTTGGTACTGAACAAAGTCTTGTGCGCCACCAGCGGCGAGAGTTTGCGTGAGATCTTGTTGTCTCTCACGAAGTTTGCGGAGTAAAAACTCCGAATATTTTATAAAATCCATTAGTTGACGTAGCTAGTAAAATCTAATCCTTTAGTAGCTGCACCAGTGCCTTTAGTTTTAACTTTTTTACCAGGAATGCTGATAGTTTTTTCTGCCAGCACCGTAGATTTCGCAAAACCCTCGTTAGAGGGTTCTGGGATTGACGGTTTGACTCCGGCTTTTTGAGTCTTAGGGGACGGATAAGGCATCTCCGTTGATCTAAGGTTTCTCACTTCTTTTTGCCCCCAGCCTTACCGCCTTTTTTCATCATTCTAGGCATTTTCTTAGTGCTTTTACCACCCATACCCATTTTCTTAGGCATCTTTTTGTTTGTTTTCTTTCCAGGCATTTTAGTCTCCCTCAGAGTACAAATTGTTGAACGTAATGTTCGGATCCATGTAGCTATCGTCAATCTCTGCACTATGTACATGTTGACTAGGATAAAAGTCTGGTGCTCCAGAACCTGTCTCCCATAACGCTGGGTTGGTCGCTCTTACGCGATTATTAGGCAACGCTACAATATTGCCTGTCCATTTCCCAGCATCTGTAAGTTGTATCAAATGACTTTGTTTATGTTGTGCAGGATCATCAGCAATATCGTTTCCTGTGTAATCAACTGTAAACAAATATTTCCCAGTATGGAAGTCATTGTCAATCTTACATAACCAAGGACTAGAAGATACACGATCCATAACGATAACTTCATGGTCTCGTGAACTACAGTCCCACGGTTGCGCTAAGTGAGTAGCCATTGATTCTGGCATTTCCTCAAGCATCGCATCCGCTACTAGAGCAGTGATTGGCATTCGTGCCCACATCGCTCCTCCGTGAAGATTCTCAGAATCTTCTTCCTTTCCTAATTCGTATCCAGTGAATACAACTTGGAAGGATAGACATCTATCAGGGATAGTGTTTACCGCAATCGCTATAGCATGTAAATACTCTCCGTGGTAATCCAAATGATTGTGTGTATATTCTTTTCTAACCCAGCAATTAAAGTGTGGAATATTGCTGATTAGATGTGACATAAGTTACTGCTCCCTGGACTCTCGAACGATCTTAGCGATTTCAGTTAGATTAGAATCTATTTCACGATCATCTTGCATTTCCGCTTTTTGTAATTCAGCGGCAATACGAACGTCTGTTTGTTCTTCCTGAGATTCAATACGCTCTCTTTCAAGCTGTGCTTTACGCTCAGAATCTCTATCACGCTGCTTGAGTTTTTCGAATTCTAACTCTAGCTGCTGTTGGAACATTTCTCTTTCTGGGTCTTGTTGTTGCGCAGCCATCGCCTGAGCCATCGCTTGATCTTGACCCGTTATTTGCTGTGTTGCTTGGGCAGCAGCAATAGCAATTTGACTTTCTGCCTCTGGAGGCAACTGAGGCATTTGACCGTCTGGTCCAGGCTGAGGTAGCTGAATTCCTTGCTGAGCAAGAATCTCTTCCATTCTTATACGATACTTCAGCGCGATGTGTTCTTGAATATGTGCTTGTAACGCAGACATCGCCTGTGGGTTCTGTTGTATCTGAGGGCTTTGCATAAAAGCCATGTGCGCTTCAATATGCGCATCATGATTTTGCTGAATAAATGCTTTTAGCGGTATCCCCATCATCGCATCCATATTCTCCTGAACAGGGTCTTTAGGAGGAGGAGCGAAGTCTGGTATTAAGATATCGTCAATATCCTTAATATTTAAAGCGATATACATCTTACGAAACGCTTCTTTCATGTTATGGATCTGAGGTGCACTCTGAGCCATTTGAAGCTGCGTCTGCGCTAGAATAATCCGTTGGGTAGTGCTAAAGATATTGGGATCACAAACAGGAACAACATCAACACTGTTATTAAAATCTTCAGCAAAAACTGTTTGTTGAGCACCTTGTACTTGGTAAGGATACTCTGGAGGTAAGTATTCACCGAATAATCTCTTTAGTATTTTAAATTCGTTACGCTGTGCGTAATGCAACCGTTTATGGATTGCAGAAATTACTTTCTGTCCTTTCTCCAACAACGCAACTGTTGTTCCTACAGGAGCTTGGCTATTACCTTCTCCTGTTTGATTATCCATAACAGAAGCAAACCGCTGTCCAGACTCAACTAATAACCCTAGTAACTGGGCTAATGTCGCACTCGGTTCTTTATACGGAAGCGGCAAGAACGACTCTCGAATAGTCCCCCCAGGAACATCCACATCCCGCCATTCTCCTGGCTGTACAGGATCATCAGACCTCTGAATATTTAAGCCACGAGCTTTGAAGCCAGCTGGAAGATTGGCTAAAGTACCAGCATCAATGAGTTGGCGAAGAATTGACGTTGCGGAACGGGTAACACCACCAATCATGTGGATTAGGCCAAATCCATAAAAGCCTAGTCCTGGGAGGAACTTGTAATGCGTAAAGTATTCAATCTTTTTACGCATCGGATCTGTTTCTTCATAGTTCCTACGAATAGATAAAACAGTGTTGTTATCCTTACAAATTGTAACAATATACGGAAGGGCTAACCCTGTCGGCTCTCCATTACTGTCTGTATGCTCAAACCCTTCGATATCTAGTTCTACATGAAACTCAAGTAAGGTATATTCAGCTTGAGTTCCTGTTCTAGAAACACCGTCAATCTCATCAATCTTATCTTGTACCGCATTATCCCCATCAGAAACTGTGGGGGGATTCATCGGCATGTCTCTATAAAAACCACTTAACTGTAATTTACGCAAGTCGTTTTCTGACATCGCCATGCGATGCGTAATACGCGGAGACGTATGAAGGTCTGTTGCATAGTACGGAACAATTAAATCTTCGGCTTTTATAAACCTAGAAACAACTCGGCCTATCGCTGGATCGAAATAACATTTCTTAAATGCAGAACCAGCTAGAGGCAAGAAGAATAACATCTGATCCATTTCAGGATCGTATTCTTCCATCTTGTACATAAGCTGGTAATTCATGAAATCTTTAACGCGATTAGCTTGCATCGCTTTCGGATCGCTAGACGCGCCCATGATTTTAGTATCTACTGGGCCGTTTGCAGGAAGAAGTTCTTTATACGCTTGCGCTTGAAAATGAGTAGTCGCTTCAGCTAGTAACGGGTGATAAACCCCACTCGCTCCCTCGAAAGGCTCGCTTCTAGGGTCACTATCTACGCCTAATAGTTCTAATCCGTCTTTAAATGCTTCGTACCAATCTCCACGAGAACTAAGGTCTTCATCAAACGCAGTAGTTAGCTCATTAGAGACTTCAGAAAGGGTAGCTGGGTCTAAAAACTCGGATAAGTTTTCTTCAAACGGGATTTCGACCTCTTCGGTCAAAAGAGATGGGTCAAGAACGTTATCCTCTTCGTCAAAAAGGATCTCTACGTTCTCTTCATCCTCGGGAATCTGTACTTCAGCCATGGTTTGCCACCATACTCTTATTTTTTACTAGAATAAATCAGTAATAGACACGAACTTTTGGAAAATACTCTTCATCGTCGGCGTAGTCTCCCTCTAAACGCAAAAACCCGCCTTGTCTAAAGCGCATAAGTGCTAAAGTCGTCGCATCTACGCAATCGTCGTTCTCTCCGTTCGGAAAATCTACGATTTCGTCGACTAATTCTTGTCCCCAATTCGTATCAGGCACCCAAACACGGCCTTCTTGGAAAATTGCGCTCACCGTATTTAATCTGGCGATTTTATCTTGACCTTTGCTCGGTGAAAAGGTGTTTATCGGGATACCTTGTCGCCGTAATTCTTGTGTAAGTGGGATACCTGACGCTTTTGTTTCGATAATTACCGAATCAGGCTCCCAATACTCGTACAAGCGCATCGCTTCACGCTTTAACTCTGGGAAATCCAAACGTTCTTTTACACAATCTATCAAAATTATGTGAGCATCTTTCCCGTTATACAGTTCATCGTCGATTTTACCCTCGGGATAGAACACTCCCCACGTTGTAATCGCCGTATAGTCAGCTCGTTCTGATTTTAAGAACGCTGTATCGTAACTTTGTATCAAATAATCGCAAGAAGGAGGGTCATCGTTCGGCCATTGTTTTATCCATTCCTTAGGAATGATAGAAATACCTTCTCCAGTAGGTCGCTGCATATACTGAGCTGCCCACTTAGACGGAGGAATCGACGCTTTCGTTGCATCTAATTCTTTAAGAGACCAAAACTCAGGCCATAACGGATTGCCTGAAGGAAGTATCGCAGGGAATTCAATAACCTCCCACTCATCTCCACCTTGTTCCTGAGCCATCCTCTTAATTAACTTACCCGTTACGTCCTTTTTAGACCAACGAGTCATTACGATTACGATCGCACCTCCTGGNTGTAGGCGCTGACGAGGNCCAGTTTGATACCATTCGTAGGCTTCTTCTAACGCCTTATCCGAAAACGCATCTTGCTCAGAATGAGGGTCGTCAATAATAAACAAATCAGCACCACGACCCGCGAGTGCACCACCGATACCCGCCGCATAATACTGACCACCTTGCGAAGTATTCCATTTACCCGCGCTTCGTGAGTCAGCCTTTAGTTCGGTAGCTGGGAATATCTCTGCGTACTCTTCGCTTTCTAATAAGTCACGAACTCTACGACCGAAATTAATCGCGAGGTCAGCGGTATGGGTTGCTTCAATAATTTTGAGCTTAGGACGTTTACCTAGTAGGTATGCAGGAAACAAATACGAAGCAAACTCTGACTTCGTATGTCGTGGAGGCATATTGATTATTAATCTTTTAGATTCTCCTGAAGCAATCTTGTCGAAAGCTTCGGCCATCTTTTTGTGGTGAGCACCTGCAATAAACTCTGGCCAAATCGCTTTAACAAAATCGTAAAACGACGCCATAGAACTTTCGCGTTTTTCACGCTTTTCTAATTCCTCAAGTAATATCGTAAACTCTTTCGCCTCATCTTTAGAGAGATGGGAAAGGTCTACTTCTTTTAATTGTTCAAGTGGGGTACTCAACGTAACCTAAGCTGGTTCAAGCGTTCCTCGGATATCGGGCCACCTTCGGCATATCCTCGTAACTTGTAACTTTCTTGTCTCGTTAAATACTGGGCTTTCTTATTTTCAATTAATTCTTTAATCTTTTCTTCAATCTCTTCTTGTGTGCCTTTAAGAGTCATTCCTAATTCGTTATTGAAAATATCCATATCTCTTCCTGCATCAGGAAACGGGATATACTCTCGCGCAATACCTAATGCTTCTCCAAGTTCTGGGTTCTTAGATTTAGCGAACAATGATCCTAACGCTAAATGTCTAGCTGCATCACCACGTCCGTCTAACCCCTCATCGGGATATAACCGCTCATCAATAGATTTTGCCCAATCTAATTCGTCTGGTGATACTCCGCTTATTTTTTCTAACAGCGTTGAACCGCCGTCTTCAAACTTTTTTGCGGTAACGGCACCTCCATGGGCCATCGGGGTTATACGAACTCTTGGATAGTCTTCTTCGCGGCCTTTTTTACCGACAACTCTCGACACCATATCACTAAACTGTTTATAATCTCCATCAGAGAGAATACGATCTGTTTCTCCGAGATATTCCCCTGCAAGTTGTTCCATAATTAATTGACGATCGTAATCTGCTCGAGATTGAGAAATAACTTCGTCTTCAACTAATTTATCTAATTCAGAAAGTTGTTGTCTTAAATCGTCGCGGTAAGGATCAGTCGACCCGCCCCCAGCCATCATCGTTATTTGATCGCGAGTCGCGGGAACCATATCCATCCCAGGAGTCGAAGTCATCATATCCGCTAATTGCATACCGACCCCTTGTATTTGA